CTCCATAACCGTGAAAAACAAACTGACTTCTATAAAAATGAAAAGAATAGATTTCTCTGTGCAGTTATTCGAAACAAAACCCATGTATGGCCAACCCTAAAACATATGTTATTTGAAAAGGAGAAAAGATAATGAAAGAAGTATTAGATGATCCTAATCCTGATAATCAAAGCGAATATCGAAAAATGAAGGAAATGTGGGGAGAATTAGGTACAAATGGTTGGAGAAAAGAGTATCTTGATAATCTCAAAAAGGAGAAAAAGTGATGGATATATTAAAAGAAAACAAGCTAGACGATGGTAATTATTTATGGGACATAGAATGCACTGAAGAAGAGATAGTACACTTCAGAGTATACGCACGAACCCATGGTAAAGATATTGAAAACATGACAGATGAAGAAATAATCCAATTCTCTATCGTTGGAATGTTAACAGACCAGATTAATAAAGATGAAAGGACTGAAAATGGACAAGACTGATCTACAAAGACTTGTAAAAATAGAAGATAGGATATATCAAATAGCAAAAGATTTTGGACTTGACTTTTGTGATATTGAATTTGATATTATTCCAGCCCAGAAAATGCTAGAGATTATGGCATATAGAATCCCTGGTAATATTTCAAACTGGAAATATGGCCGTGACTATGAACGACTTAGAACCATACATGAAAAGGTTAGTGCTGGTCTTCCATTAGAAGTCGTTATAAACTCAGACCCATCAAGAGCATATCTGATGAAAGACAATACTTTAGCAATTCAAGCATTAGTCATGGCCCATGTTGTTGGCCACGTTGCTTTCTTCACAATGAATAAGTACTTCCAAAATACAAACAGGGATATTATTCCCTTTTTAAGTGAAGCAACAAAACGATTTAATAAATATGAAAGAATGTATGGTATGGATGAAGTTGAAAGAGTAATTGATGCCGGTCACTCAATTCAGTTTCACTCAAGTCCATTTGATAACGAAACTGAAGATGAAAAAAGAGACAGAATATATGAGCAAAAAATGGCACAGGCCCATACAAAAAGGAATACTAAGTTTGATGATATTGTTCCTATTGATGAGTCATACAAAGATATGGATATTTCTCTTTTCAATCAACGACTATGGAGAGCATTGAAGATGAAGTCACCAGTTGAGCCAACTGAAGATTTGCTGAGATATATAATTGATAACTCTGCTTCTCTTGAAAAATGGCAAAAGGATGTTCTTGAAACATTAAGAGGAGAAGGTAGATACTTCTGGCCTCAAATGAGAACAAAGTATATGAACGAAGGTTTCGCAACTTTCTGGCATGAAAAGATTATGAAACAATTGTTTGATGAAGAACTGCTTAACATGACAGATCATGCTCAGTATAACTTTTCTAACTCACTAGTAAAGGCTTCTCATAGAACAGCCTTAAATCCATATCTTGTTGGTTCCAAAATGTGGGAAGATATAGTAAACAGATGGGACAAAGGTAGACATGGCAGAGATTGGAAAGAATGTAATGATAGAAATCAAAAAGAAAATTGGGATAACCATGACATGAAAGGGAAGGAAAAAATGTTTGAAGTCATGAAGACCCATACAGACTGGCTCTTTATGAAAGGATATTTGACCCCTGATTTGGTTGATGAAATGGATCTATATATTTTTGTTGAAAGAGAAACTCTTATGACCCGTGACTTAGTCATTACAAGGCAAAAGGCTGAGAAGGTTGCTGAATTGATTATCACAAGCTTCACTCACAGTCATGTGCCGAAAGTTGAAATAACAGATGGAAATTACGATCAAAAGGGATATTTGTTCTTGACTCACAGATGGTCCGGAGCAAACCTTAAACAAGATTACTGTAAAAAGACATTACAACATATTGCCAATATCTGGGGCACGAATTGTTATCTTGAAACAAAAGATGGACCAGACAAAAGATTATTATATAAAGTTGAAAGAAAAGCAAAACTAGGAGGACCATCAATAAGCAGTGGCTCCGGTTCCAATCCAGCTCCACAAAGCAATATTTGGTCAACAATTACCATTTCTGAATAAAAAAACCCTGTGTATCTGTATAAATAACTAAGTAGATACACAGGGTTTTTTATGCCCTAAAGTTGTATTTTGGGGAGAAAGGAATGGCAATAAGATATGATGAGCAGTATGTAAAGAGACCAAGGGCGGAGCTAGAGTACCAACCAGATCAGATAGTTGAACTTCAAAAATGTATGCAAAGTGTAACATACTTCCTTAAATACGTTAAGATTGTAAATCCGGATAAAGGGGAAATTTTATTCGAACCCAGAGATTACCAATGGGAACTTCTGGAAAAATTCCAAGCACACAGATTCAACGTTGGATTATGCTCAAGACAGTCTGGTAAAACCACTATTGTTTCTGCTTATGTTCTGTGGTATGCTATTTTTCATGCAGATAAAAATATAGGCATTGTTTCAAATAAAGAGTCAAGTGCTAAGATGATTCTAGCAAGACTTAAAAGAATGTATGAGTCATTACCAATTTGGTTAAAGCCAGGTGTTACTGAGTACTCAAAAACATTTACTACTTTCGATAATGGAACAAGAATAGTTATATCAGCAACCTCACCCGATGCCTTTCGTGGTGAGTCAATGAACCTACTATGTTGCGACGAGTTCGCATTCGTACCTAGTATAGCAGCTGAAGACTTCTGGGCTGCTAACTACCCCACCATTTCTGCATCCGAAGAAGCAAAAATCATAATCATATCTACTCCAAATGGCTTGTTCAATATCTTCCATAGAATATGGTCACAAGCCATAGCTGGATTAAATACCTTCGTTACGACAAAAGTGAGTTATGAAAGAGTTCCGGGTAGGGACGAAGAGTGGGCAAAAGAACAAATCAAAAACCTTGGAATGATGAAATTCAATCAAGAGTTTGCAGTTGAGTTTATTGGTTCTACAAACACCGTTCTTAACTCAGAAACTATTAAAGTACTTTTGGCTTCTCATAAAGACCCTAACTTTATGGACTTAGATAATAGATTAAGAATTTGGGAAAAACCAAAAGAAAGAGCAGTATATGCTATGGGAGTAGACCCCTCAAAGGGAACAGGTGAACACTGGTCTACAGTACAGATTTTTGAAATACTATCGCTGAGACCTGTAAGAATGGATCAAGTTGCTGTATTTGAAAATAACTTAACTGATGTATATGACTTCTGTGATATAATTGATAGACTTTCAATGTACTATAACAACGCATATATTATGTGTGAAAATAATGGTGAAGGTGCTGCAGTAATTCAAAGACTATGGTGGGATATAGAAAATGAAAATTTAGTTAACTCTGGTTCTAAGACTGCAAGTCTTGGTATTAGAGCATCAAGATCAACAAAACCAAAAGCTGTTTTGCTTATGAAGAAACTTGTTGAAGATGGCAGTGTAAAAATAGTTGATAAAAACACAATCGAACAACTCAGTTCTTTTATTGAAGAAAATAATAAATTCTTTGGTAAAGATAAACCGGATGACTTAGTTGCCGCCCTTTATTGGTGTTTATACTTATTAGAAATGGACATACTTGATGAAAGCTATGGATTTATTAAAAGAGAAGATGATGAGGATGGATGGGGCGTCTTATCAGACGTGGAATCAGACGTCGAAGATTGGACCTGGTTAACCGATACTGAAGTTTTTGAATAAATAGATAAATAGAGTAAGAGGAACTAGAATGGCTATAACAAAAAAACAATTAGCAGAAAACATAAAACGTAGACTGGGTTATCCTATGGTAAAAGTAGAACTTCATCCACGACAAATTGAGGATGCCATTGACTATGCCCGCGATAAGTTTATCAAGTGGGCCACAGGTCAAGCAACATCAGAGACATTTCTAACTATGTTACTATCTGCTGGTCAAAACTTTTATGACTTACCAGTCGGTGTAACTGAAGTTTTATCATATGATGATAAAGGTTCTTCATGGGGCATTAATACATTATTTACAATTGATAACTACTTATATACCAGAGGAGTATTTGATCCTGTAATTTGGGGATCAGGTGGTGACTATAACTTAGTTTCATATCATATAGCTAGAGACTTTTTAAATACACTTAAGATGTACACACCAAGTGTATATAACTGGAAGTATCATAGATTTACAAATCAAATAGAAATTCATCCACCTCCACCATCTGGAAACTCAGTTTCTGTTACAGATCAAAATGGTAGATATGTAACAGCAGACTCACCCGGGTACGTATTATTAAGAACCTATATGATGGAAGGAGCCCAATACTCTAATACAGATAGAGGATGGGAGCCACTAGATAGTTTTGAAAATTTCTACACAAGTGATTGGATTTTTGATTATGCTTTGGCTGAATGTAAAATAATGCTTGGTAGAATAAGAACGAAATTTGCACAATTTGCATCAATAGGAAATACAGGCATAGCTTTAGATGGGGACGCCCTACTTAGTGAGGGTATAGAAGAAAAACGAGAATTAAAAGAAACCCTAATGTTGGAGGAGGTCTGGGATGGCCTTGGAATATCAATGGGTTAAAGGAGATAAAATGTCAGAATTAAGCGCATATGAAAAAATGTTAAAAGATGGATCAGCTTTTAAACCAATAAAGATAGAACAACCAACACCTGATAATCCAAATGGTGGTATGGGTAGAGGAGCCGACCCAGATCATGAAATAGACTACAGTGTATTTGATGATCACATGAAAGGCGTGATACAGGAAAAAATAGAAGCAAAGAAATCAAAGGTAAATGGTGGTCCAGAAAGACCAGGATCAC